TGAAGTCGTGCATTCTTAAATTTAAAATCTAAATCTACAGTAGGATCTGCATATCTTTGACTAAACTCTTGAAAAGAAAATGACCTATGTCGTAATAGTTGACGAGCAATATCACGAGTAGTAGTTACTTCCAAGCAAGCGCTAACCATTTCAAATGGTGACCAGTGTTTTTCTCGGATGAGATATCGTAATAGTCTTTCTGACGTTTCGGTGTTGTCTTGGTTTGATGGATTCGAGACACGGGCTGTATACGCCACGAGTTCTTGGATATCGTCACCGACATAGAGATCTCCTTCTGGTGGTTGTGAATAGCTAATCAATCGTACTGCCATTTTATTCTTTCCATTCATTTAATCGATAATGTTTACAATGAGATTGCATCATCTTATCTGCGTGAGCATCTAAGAGATGTGCGAATCCATGCAACGTTGTGTGAATATCATCTTGACTATGAGAAGTCCATTTTCCATCATACATCATATCGGCATAGTTCCTTAAGATTTCTACAAAGTTGCCAATCTGCATAATCTCTTGTTCGATGTCAAATCGTGTCACATCAAATAGTGGTTCACTCATAACTTGAAATCTCCAAATTTTTCTGAACTGATTCTATTACCAGACGCTGAATTATCAAACACCGGTGTGTCATCAACGAGTGTTTGTTGAGTTTCTTCTACATCATATAGACGCATTTTTGACCGGTCAATCCCAACAACAAATCGTTTATGCATTGTTGGATCATTATAACGATTCTTCAACTGTTTAACCATGATTTGACCATCTTTGTCCAGCTCTTCTGTAGAGATAAGAGCAAACATAAGGTCGGCCGTGGCCGGCAAACCAAAGCTTTCAGAAGTATCTTCCAAACCAACATCTGAATTTGAAAATCCACTACGAGTAGTTTGAGTTGCAGAAAATACAGGTACATCAAATTCAACGGCAAGACCACGTAGCTCCTCGGCAATTGCTTTAATATAAGTATATGAATTAATTGAACCACCCATCGTTTTCATTCTCGATGAAGCGCAGATGTTGAGATAATCAATAAAGATAATATCAGGCTTGAATTGTTTTTTAAGCTTAAGCTCATTCAATAAAGCGCGGAAGTGGCCAGAATGAGCAGAACCAGTAGGATACTCTTTTACAATTAAACGGCCCGTAGTCTTACGAGCAAGATTAGCAACTTTCGTTGTAAACATATCTTTCGACATTTTGTCGAGTTGATCAATTGGAACATTAAGAAGATTTGCATCAATACGTTCAGCAATTCTTTCTTCTGCCATTTCCATTGTAATATAGAGAACATTCGCACCATCTACAAGAGCACTAGAAGCAACATGACACATGAATAGAGACTTGCCAACGCCAGTACCTGCAAGGGCAATGTTAAGTGTCTTACGAGGTACACCACCCTTTGTAATTTTATTAAAATATTCGAGATCAAAGGGAACACGATCCTCTTCTGTGTGGTAAAATTCATAACGTTCTTCTACATTTTCAATATAATCATGGCCAACATTCGTATCAAACGCAACTCCCAAAGCTTTTGTGAGAAGCTCTGGAAGTGCGTTCTTTGTCAACGTGTCATGTTTGCCGTCAATAATAGTAATTGATTCCATGACAGCGTTGTAGATGGCACGATCTTGGCACCACTTTTCAGTGTTCTCAAGAAGCCAAGTATCGTCAACATCATCACCTTCAAACAATGTCTGTGCAATATCCACTGCAGCAGTAAATTGCTCGTTACTCATACTCGAATGTTCATTCAACTCTACAAGAAAAGCTTCTTTTGCTGGAAGCTTATTGTATTTAGCAACGTATTTACCAGCTTCTTTAAAAAGTGTTCGATATGGACCTTCAAAATATTCCGGTCTAATAAACGGAAGGACTTTCCGCATGTACTTTTCTTCGGTGAGAAGATTTCTTAATATAGTCTGTTCAATTCTTAGGTTCATAATTTATCTTTACTGTAATGTTGATGTCTCTGATCTTTCTTCTAGTTTAACATAACCTTCAGTCATACCAGTTTCAATCACTGCTTCAATGATTTGAGAAACATAATTTTGAAATTTTTCATTATCTTTATGCACAACATCCGGATCCGGAGTTTCGATAATTTCAAAATTAAAAGAAAGATGCCCCTTCACCTCGTTGATTGCAACAGCAGCAATTATAATTACTGACTCAACAAATTCACCCTTTAAAACGCGAATAGCCCATGCATCTGGCAATTCATCGTGAGTAATCAGCTCGTAGTCTTCATTTTCTTTTAACATATTAGACCTCTATATCTTCAATGTCAACAATAGCAGCATTTCCACCAATTTGATATGCTTGCTTGAGATACTCTTTGAAGTCTGTTTCTTCAAAGACTGGTTTCCAGAACTCTTCTTCTAAGGTTGCTGCTTCTCGTACTTTCGATTCAAATAGTTCGCCAGTTTCTCGGTTAACTCTCGAATACCAACCATTCGATGGCTTAGCCACATATTGACCTTGCATAGCAATATCAAGAAGACCAGACCACTTTTGTACTCCACCTTCCCAAGACACAGAGATAGGAATTTTTGACTTTTCTTTAACATAACGTGATTTCTCCACGTTGATTACAAAATCATAGCCTGTTACTTCTGTGCCTTTCTTATTCTGTCGACGACCAAGAATCCAAATATTGTCGGCAGAATAATAGATACCGGTACCACCCGATACGATTGCTTTCGGGAACAGACCAATTTCTTGATAAGTGTGATTAACAGCAATCAGCGGAATGTTCTTCATATTCAGATATGGTGTACACATTCTGAACAAACCTTTGAGTGCTTTAGCTCGTGACATGTCGGCGACTGACTTTTCATTAATAGCATCATCTAATTCTTTCTTTGATGCTAAGTTACCAACAGAATCAATTACAATAACAACCTTATCATCACGGTCTAGACCTTCCATCTGGCCAATGATGTCAAACTTAAGTTCTTCTACGTTTGTAATAGGAGTATGTAGCACACGATCAGTATCAATTTCAAATTGCTTGAAATAACTTTGAGGCGAACCAAACTCTGAATCATAGAAGAGAAGGACAGCATCAGGATATTTTTTCAAATAAGCTGATGCCATGATAAGACCAAATGAAGTCTTAAAGTGTTTTGATGGGCCAGCTAGCACAGTGAGACCCGGTGCTAACCCTCCATCGACAGAACCAGATAGTGCTACGTTAATCATAGGCACATCAGTTGAAATCATATCTTTTTCTGTAAAAAATTTAGACTCGGAAAGAATAGAAGTTTCTTTTACTTTACTATTCTTTTTGAGTTTATCCATTATTGACGGCATGTATTACTCCTTTGCAAATATAAGTATATTATACCATAAATGCATCCAATTGTACACCTTCTTTTTTATAATCAAGTGTTTGTGTTTTATTATCTTGCACAAGAAAATCAGTATCAATCATTGAATTGTCAAGTCGGCCATCGACGAACTTGAGAACATTCTCGGCCATGTCCTGTGCTGTTGTAACAGGAACATTTTGACAAATATGATTGATGTTACGAATACCACCTTGCAAGATAAAATCATTCGGTAGTTTCATTATTGAAAGGCATTCACGAATTGTAAGGAATCGATCTTCGTCTGGGTGAGTAAGTGTGAGTGGATATGCGCCAACAAATGCTCCAATATAATTCTTTGGAATGTTGACACCTCGTCTCATAATATTACCACCACTCTTCAACTTACGATTCATCTCCAAACATCTTGTAGCCTGTTTATCAAATCCATTCTTTGACATCCACTCTGATACACGATCATATGTAACGCCACTATCTTCGATGTAGTGTTTTACATCATAGCTTTTTCCAATCTTATCTTGAAACTCGCTATGCGTAATTCCGCCTTCGATTTCTTCGAGGACGTATCGATAGTATGGATCTTTTGATGGAACACTTGAGCTCGTGAGGATTGACATTGGATCACTTGGATCTCGTTTCACAGAACGAATCGTATCCTCGATCTTTTCGTGTTCCCTTTTTATATATTCAAAGATCGGTACTTTTTTACCTTTCCAGAAAAAATAAAACGTGCGATCTCTTACCTGTGAAAGTCCATGAAGGATACTTTTTGTTTTATAGATTGTAAAGCTGTATCCGAACTCTTCAGCAATTTCTCGAAGATCTTTAACAACCGGTTCTCCCATTTTTGAAGCGAGGCGCGGTGCGTTTTCTCCCCAGAATACTTGAGGTTTGAGTGTACCCAAGACATGACGAGCAGAGGTGCGCATCCAGTCATTAGCAGCAGCATCACTACTACTTGTGACACTAAGACTAGACAACCCAGCACAAGGGCAAACGGTGTTGATAACATCAACAGCAGGTACATCAGGTATCCTATCATCTCGAATAACATGATAAGGAACTTCGTTTTTATAGTATTCAACAATGTGCTGATCATTATTTTGAAATCCTTCATACGATAAAATGTACTCGGGCCTCGACCCGAATACATTCTGCATCGCGATAGTTTCACCACCAATCAGTGGTACTATACTTGCATAATTAGCCATAATTTACTTTCTGTTCTTTTTCTCGTTCATCGAGTTCATATGCTTTTCTGTATATATTATTATGCTTAATGACCTCATCAAGAACACCGAATTCACCAGCAGCGAATGTAGAAAAAGCGTTGGTATCTTTCGGGAAACAGGCTCCACCAAAACCTTTCTTTCCATCTGGCCCAGGAACTTGAGTATGTGAATGACCAATTCGTGGATCAGATCCGATTGCATTTACAATTACATTGTATTTTGAATCAGACTTATCAATTAAATCTTTGAATTGATTAAACCATAGAACCTTCGTAGCGAGGAAACAATTAATTCCATACTTAACAAATGAAGCTTCCATTGCTGACATATGTATGACAGGCGCTGGTTTACATTGGCTAAATTTTTCATAAAGCTCTTGTATGCGCTTTGTAATTAATGGATGACCACCCAGAATATGCATAGGAGGATTAATAAAATCTTCGAGATGATTTGCTTCAGTCAGAAATTCTGGATTGTAAATTACATTCGAATCTGCTTTACTCAATTCATCGACAACATCTGGTGTTACTGTTGATTTAATAACGATAGGACATGAAAAAGCAGCAAGTTGTTTTACTACATCTTTCACGATCGATGCATCAATCTCACCGTCTTTACCAAAAGGAGTGGGTACACAAACAAAAGCTGCATCTAATCTCTGTTTGCCTTTAATATCATCAAGTGATGTATTATAGAGTGGATCGGCAATAAACTTTTCTACATGCGAAGTAGAAAAGCCATGATCTACGGCTTTCCCTACATAACCATGACCCACAATTGCGATGTTAATTGACATTATAATACTCCTTGTACCATGCTACAAAATGTTTTACACCTTCATTGATTGCTGTTGTTGGCTTATAACCAAGCTTTTGCAATTTGCTCGTATCTGACCAAGTTTCTGGTGTATCAGCAGGATGCGCCGGAACTTTATCATAAGTGCCTTTACGCCCAAACTCATTTTCAATTGCTTCGACAAAATCCATTAGCTGAACTTGTTCGCCATAACCAATGTTATAGATCTCATGCATTCCACCTTCATACTCATTGTCATTTGACGTGATTTGGTCTACAACCAAAATAATACCTTGTACAATATCATCTACATAAGTAAAGTCGCGCTTCATGTCACCATAATTATAAAGCGTCAATGGAGTATTATTTACGAGAGCATCGCTGAACTTGAATAGTGCCATGTCTGGCCGGCCATAAGGACCATAGACAGTAAAGAAGCGAAGACCGATTGTGCGATCAAGTTTTGAATGCATAAATTGACATTCATTTGCACGCTTTGACCAGCCATAAGCATTATTCTGATGACCGGGCCGATCATGCTCGTTCCACGGCAACGGCTGGCCATGCATTACACATGAGCTCGAAGCATACACTACAGGCGTGTTGAACTCTTCTGCAGTTTCAATGAGTCGCTGACTCCCAGTAATGTTCGTATCAATATAATGTTGTGGCTCTTCCATCGAATGTCGTGGATTTGCATATGCTGCAAGATGAAGAATAACATCTGCATTTTTGATAGCAGCATGATATGAATCTGGATTTTGAATATCATCATTGATAATATCGATACCAATCTGATTCAGCATTGCTTCACGAGCATGTTTTAGTTTAGGATCATAATAGTCGTTGAAGTTGTCAATTCCTGTTACATTCCATCCATTTTCTTTAAATTTGCGGGCTGAATGAAACCCAATCATGCCGGC